GACATGACTAAATGGATAATACTCTTAAGCCTGTTGTCACCCGCAGCTGCAAGAGCAAACACTGTCACGCCCCAGTTTACAACAGGGTCGATGCAGTCAACGACAACTACAAACCAAACAATAACAGAAACGATAGAACACGACGTACTAGGAGCCGAAGTCAAAACTTGGTCTGGGACAAATATTACACCCAGTGGTGCGATTGGTGCAGAAGGTACAACTTATTCAGTTACAACAGATGCAACCGAGTGGGATCTATCAATAACAACGAGAGAAGCAGGGACAATAGAAACAATAACAATAGACAGAACTATCGAAACAGATTCTACTACAAACTCTTATTCTATCTTTGCACAATAAGTACACCTGTATTTGCTGAAGATACAAATGTCAGCAATCCTGTAGCTGCTGCTACTGGTAACGTAACTAACCAAGCTGTACAGTTTCAGAATAATGGTGCGTCATCACGTCAAATATATGGTCCAAACATACAATGTAATGGATCTACTATGACGTTTAGCCCTTTTTATATGGGTAATCACAGCAAACCATTAGATGAGTTTATGCAACCTACTAGCTACACCCTAGCAGAGAACTGGGGATTCCAGATTAACTTTATGGTTCCTCTAGATAAGTCAGGATATAAACAGTGTAAAGAAATGGCGAAGAGATATGAAGAGAAGATGAAGCTCGAGTATGAGATTACACGAGCACATAAATGTGCGGACTTGATGAAAAAAGGTTTTATGTATAGACCTAACACACCTAATGCAAAGATGTGTCAAGATATAATACCTATAGTATCGACTAAACCGCCACAAAAGAAAAAATTTAAACTATTTTAAGATTATGCCATCAACAATCGCATTACAAAGAGCAGCAAGAGAAGCTGAAGCTAAAGCTAAAGTAGCAGCTGCAAAGAAAAAAGCACCAAAAGCTAAGAAAGAGGAGACTAAATAATGTTAGGATTACTTAAGCCACTTGTTTTAACAGGACTAAAAAGCCCTAAGTTTAAACAATTTGTTGTCGATCTATTAGAAAAGCTAGTAGAACAGACAGATAACAAGCTAGATGACAAAGCACTAGCTATAGTTAAAAAAGGACTAGAAATAGAGTAATGGATGAACTAAAGAAACTACCTAAAAAAGCAACCGAAGAGAGTTTTAACGAGCTACACTATCTTGTTACAGAGGACTTTCTACGTAGAATAAGAAGCGGAGAAGCGACTACACAAGATTTAAAAGCAGCTTGCGACTGGTTGAAAACCAACGACATTACAGGTGTAGCTTTTGATGGTAGTCCTTTAGATAAGCTTAACAAACTTCTACCTACTGTCGACCCTGCACTCGTTAAGAGGAAAGTATATGGCAAAAACGTCTGAATACTACAAGAAAAACCCAAAAGCTGCTGCTAAACGTAGAAAGCAGCAAGCTAAATATAATAAAACTACTAAAGGTCTAGCAATTAGAGTTAATGCAAACAAACTTAATAGAAAACTTGGCACTTACGGTAACAGAGACGGTAAAGACTCTTGCCATACAAAAGGCAGTACTACTAAAGGAAAGACGTGCCCAGCAAAAGTTAACAGAAAAAGCAGAACTAAAAAGAAAGCATGACCCCATTACTACCTAACCCTGATTACTATTTACACAATTTAATAACGATGACAAGTTCAGATTCAAAACGGCTCTGGAGAAGAGCTATCAAAGAGCACTTTAATTGTCAATGCGTTTATTGCGGAGAATTTCATGAATTACACAACCTTACAATCGACCATGTACGCCCGAAATGCAAAGGGGGTAGAGATATTGCGTCGAATGTTGTACCCTCATGTCGACGATGTAATCAGGAAAAGGGTAGTAAAAACTGGCTTGACTGGATGAGGTCGACATTCGGCATTACAGACAGAGAACATACAATTTTATCACACATAAGATGAGCACAACTAGCACAAACAAAGGCATTTCAAGTGTAAAAAGAAAAAAGTCAAATATTGCACAGACTTCACTACGTAAGAACAAAATAGTTTTAGAACGGTTAAAAAAGAAGCTTGAACTAAGACTTAAAGAACGTGATAGTATGAGTCAACGGTATGAATTACTTATTAGCCAAAGAGACGACGGACCTAGAAAAACAAGAGCTACGGCAACAGCTTCTGTTAATAGAGAGTATAAAGATTTAACAAAAAGGATTAACAGAATTAGAGCAGAGATTCTTTCAATAGAAGGAGGTGTAGTTACTGAAGACGTACTACCTTATATACAACGAGGTCAGTTTGGACTTAAAAAACAGTATAGTCAAGGCGAAGATCAACATGCTAAATTTTATGACTATAAGGTTGGTGACTTATACTTTGATGACAAGATAAGTTCAAACGAACTAGCAATTATAAAAAAAACTTTTAACAAAAGGACAAGCGAACAGAATTTAGGTGATACTACTGAAGGTGGTGAAATATCACAAGAGATGGAAGATCGAGCTCTTAGTGCAAACTTTTATCAGCAACTACAGATAAAAAACAACGAGTCCAAGCTAAATAGAGCATCTACTAATGGTACATTCTAATGACAGACGACGAACAAAAGGTTGATTTTAAAAATCGTCTTCTTGGTATTGGTACTGAGGTAGGGGGCGGTATAGGTTTCGACTTCCTTACTGCTGGTTTACTTAATCCTTTAACTCTAGCTAAGACTGGTGGTTTAAGTGCTCTTGCGTATGGTGCTATTAACTTTGGTCAGGGTGCTTATACTAATTATTTAGTACAAAAGCACCTTTACGGTAACGACGAAATTAACTGGGGCGAAGTAGTTGGTTCCGGTGCTGCTGGTGCTATACCATTTATGAACATAGGAGCTAGCAAAGGAGCTGCTAAAGTCGTAGGTCAAGCAGGTAGTATACAACGTGGATTAGTCGGCGGAGGTCTTATGGGTGTAGCTGGTGAACAAACACGTGTAGGAATTGATGAACAGCGTTTCTTAAGTCCTATTGAAGCTGCAACATCATTTGGTATTGGTGGAGCTGTCGGCGGTGGTTTAACAACAGCAGGCAGACAGATAAACATAGGCAAAGCTAAAGCAGCTGCTAAAGAAGGAGATGTAGCATTTCAAGCACTTAAACAGGTGCAAAATCCTAACTTAATAGCACAAGAAGCAATAGAAGACGTTGCCGGTAAGAAAGCTTTAAAAGCTAAACTTACTGCTCAGTTACAAGGCGTAAACCCACAGCCATCTATACCACAAAAGAGTCAAAACTTTGCGTATTCTGTATACAAACGAAGTAATAGAGGTTTACTAAAACAGTTAAAAGATCAAGGATTACTACAAGATGCTGAAGATATAGTCATGAAACTCGATGACTTTAAACAGTCTCAGGGTGCAAGTCAAGGCTATAAGGCAAAATGGAACGCTGACAGACCTACAACTGGATTTAAAGGTAATCGAACTGTACAATATACAGATAAAGCTGGTAATCCTAGCGAAGTTGCGTTTAGATGGAGTATTAGTAAAAACACTTATGTTCCATACGATCTATTAAAACGAAATGAGACGATTCTTAAACGTATGCGTTGGAATGTAAATAGAAGTACTAAAGCTAAGTGGTATTCAGATAGAGTTTATAAAATTTCTAAAGCTGATAATGCAGTACTTAGACGACTATTAAGAGAGTTAAGAGCAGAAGATCCTGTAAGATACTTTGAAATTATGGGAGATACTCGAAAGTATGCTACAAATAAAGGTTTTATCTTTGTTGAACACATACACGCCCAGAACTCACCTTTCTGGAAGTATATGAGTCCTAACTTTAAACCTAGAGATACTAAAAATTTAATGATAGTCAGAAATGAGGAGTTTGGTAAGCTTAAGACATCAATCGAACGAGAGATTTACGAAAACAAAAACTTTGTATTTCCAGAGGGTAAACGACTTTTACTTGACTATGATAGAAAACGAGACGTATTAGTTTTAAAGCAATTACAAGATACTGGCAGATTAAAGTGGATAGGTGATATATCGCCTATTACAAATCCTAGAGACTGGAGAAAGGCACTTAAGGCTGCATTAAAAGGTCATAGAATACTACCAGATAAACGAGGTGAGATACAACAAGTTATGCAAGCAGATCCTGATGTACCTAAATACGTAGATTTACTGCACGGTATAACTGATTACGAAAACTTAGATAAATGAATAGTCTACAACTACTAAGACAAGACTTTAAAATGTTTCTACAGGCACTCTGGCACGAGCTAGGGTTGCCTGCACCTACGAGGGCACAATATGCGATTGCTGATTACTTGCAGAATGGTCCCAAGCGACTACAAATACAGGCGTTTCGGGGAGTTGGTAAGAGCTGGATTACTGGTGCTTTTGTTTTATGGACTTTATTTAATGACTCGGAAAGAAAAATAATGATTATCTCTGCCTCTAAGGAGAGGGCAGACAACATGTCGATCTTCTTGCAAAAACTTATCATTGAGACACCATGGCTAAACTTTTTAAGACCGAAAGCGGACGATTCTCGTTGGAGTCGCATCAGTTTCGACGTCGCTTGTTCACCACACCAAGCACCAAGCGTAAAGTCGGTAGGAATCACTGGGCAGCTAACAGGAAGCCGAGCCGATCTCATGATTTTAGACGATGTAGAGGTTCCGGGCAACAGTATGACGGAGCTTATGCGTGAAAAGCTACTACAACTATGTACTGAAGCGGAGTCGATCCTTACCCCGAAGAGCGATAGCCGTATTATGTATCTCGGGACTCCTCAGACTACTTTTACTATTTATCGTAAGCTGGCAGAGCGTTCGTATCGTCCCTTTGTTTGGCCCGCAAGATACCCAAGAGGAAACAATATCACCCAGTACGAAGGGCTCTTAGCACCAGAAGTACAGGCAGATATAGATAACGGAGCAGAAGAATGGGCTCCGACAGATGATCGGTTTACAAACGACGATTTACTAGAACGTGAAGCGTCTATGGGTCGATCTAACTACATGTTACAGTTTCAATTAGACACAAGCCTATCAGATGCAGAAAAATTCCCACTTAAGATGGCAGATCTCATTGTTACTAGCGTTAACCCTGATACTGCACCCGAAAACGTTATATGGTGCTCAGATCCAGCCAATGTCATTAAAGACGCACCCACAGTTGGATTACCGGGGGACTATTTCTATTCACCTATGCAACTGCAAGGGGATTGGAGCGA